AAATCCCCCCTGTATCCACACCGTATATAAATTTCCTGTGGCCGTTTTCTACAAGGTGAAAGTGTGGCGCCTTATTGGTGACTTCGATGCTTGAAATGATGCCCAAGGATGTATATTCCTTCTTTGTTTTCCACTTCTTAAGGCTGTTTTTGCCGTCTTTATAAGTGGAAGGCATCTTCCCATTGCAGTCCTTTGTCCACTCTCTTGCCGTCTTTTCTACAGCCTTATTGAGTTCGTCAGGCGCCTTGCTTATCAAGCCTTGCATATCGGACATAAGTCCTTCAAGTCCTATAAAATGTACACTCTCAGCCATCCGCACTCCTTTCCGTGTGGTCCATATTTTCAGTACACATAAGCTCCAAGTAATAAGAAGCCTCCAAGGGATTGACAATATAATTTATAAGAAACTGGCGACCTTGATACTCAATTACATCTTTTTCAGTTACATCTGTATTTCTGATTGTAATTTTGTATACAAGCTTGCTTGTCGTCTTATAATGTTCTAATTGCTCATTGCCCCTCAACGGCCTTATTTCCGCCCACACTTTTTTATACAAGCTTAGAGTACTTATGATATTTGCAAGCTCATCTTCAGTCTCTTTATATCTTAATATGTTTACTCTTTTATTAAGCCTTCCGGGATTTATGCCTTTTATCATGTATCCCCCTTCAGCGCTTTTTTAAGCTGTAGTTGTAAGATAATACTTCCGAATGTGTACTCTACCCTTTTTCGCTGCTGTATATCAGACTGCATAAGCTCTCTATTGTCGTACAGATTTTGCACTATCGCACAAAAAAGAAGATTTGCCGTCTTATCTTCTTCGTCGTATTCGCCTACAGCGGACACGATATATTCTTTCGCCGTCTCCATCATCAAAGATATGAGTCCGTCATCGTCGTCGCCGTCTACTCTTAAGTAGTCTTTGACTGTTTCAATCGTCATAGGCTAATACCTCCTAAAAAAGCCCCTGCGAATGCAAGGGCAAAAATTATGGTGTTACTGTGATAGTTCCATTTACGAAAGCGTCGGAATCCTTGACTTTACAGTCAAATCTTTCGATACCTCTAAAGAGTGTTAGATCCTGTTCAAATGCGTTCAGTGTTCCGACCGCTGCCACGTTGGAAGTCATGATATTGAGTTTTGCCCTATCAAAAATCTTTACAGCTTCCTTCAAATCACCGATAACAAACGGAATCTTATTGGTCTTTGTAGTCAAAATCGCATTCGGTACCACCTTTACAGGTATCTTTCTTGCTCCTACCGCAAGTACCATCTGCATAGGATTTTGCACATCAGGACTAAGCAAATATCTACCCTGCTTATCTACTAAGGTATCAAGGTAATTAAGGCCGTCATCGTTGGTCACGATTACAACGCTTCCCGCGTATGCAGCGCCTAATGTAACATTTATAGCCTTTTTGATGCCGTCAAGGTTCTTCAGATCTGTTTCAGTCTTTGTCGCGATAGCCGTAAGGATTTGAGCGTTCTTTGTTGCAATATCTTCCTCCGCAAGCCACTTTGTAAGTACCGCGGTGATATTTGCATCGGAGTCGGCCAATAATTCAGATGTAACCGGCATATAGCCTGCATACTTCTTAACAGCGTACTCAAGGATTTCAAACTGCGGTGTATTATTGCCCTGAATCTTTCCCGCTTCCGCTACAGCCTTGAAGCCTTCGGCCTGTGCCTTCTTCTGAAATGTTCTTCTTCCACTGCTTGTCTTTACTGTCTCAACATCCACAAGGCTTTCAAGTGAGAATGTAGCCTTCTTATACTGATTGATTTTTGTCTGAATGTCCTCAGGCACTGTATAACCGCCGTCGGCCTTAGTACCCTCCGTCATTGTGTTGGTATAAAAGCCGTGTCTTGCTGCCTCAGCAAAATCATGCACCGCATCGACTGTATTGCTTGCAGGTTTCTTATTCTCAAGCTTTGCCGCTCCGTTCTGCTCCTCTTCTACCATGTCCTTAAGTATGTTGTACTGCTCCTGAAGGTTTATAAGCTCTTCTTTTGCAGTCTTTGCATCTGCGATCTTACCCTGCTCCGCAAGATTCTTTACTTCCTGCTTCTTTGCATTTATTGCATCAAGTAGTTCCTGTAAATTCATATTTTTTGCTCCTTTCATGCCCCGAATGTATCGAGGTCTTTTAACAAATTGTTTTTTTCTTCTTCAATACCAGCTTTTTCGGCTGTATACTGCTGTATCATTTCATCGGTAATCTTCAGATTACCCATATTGTTCGTAATTACCGAATTTCCCGACTGGCTTATAGCGTCTATAAATCCCATTTCTACAGCCTTATCGGCTGTTATCCATGTTTCGGCATCCATCATCTGAATGATTTCATCTTTGCTCTTGCCTGTCTTTTCGACATAAGCACTTGCAAGCGCTTCATCCCACGCCTTTAAGGTCTCAGCCTGTTTGCTAAGCTGTGCATGATTGCCACTTGTATAGTTTACTGACACATCATGTATCATAAGCATGCCGACGGGTGATATTGTGCTTTTGCCTGCCATTGCAATGACGGATGCAGCGGACGCCGCCAAGCCTTCCACTTCAATATCTACATCATTGCGACCTCTAAGCGTGCTATAAATCTCCTGACCTGCAAGCACATCACCACCGCCCGAATTTATCTTGACCTGCAGTCTGTCGCCCTTTGGCATTTCTTCGATTGCGGTTAAAACATCGCCAGGCGTTGTACAGTCATATCCAAACCAGTCATAAATCTCTTTCATTTCATTACTGACTATGTCGCCTTTTATCTTAAGTATCATTTTTGCCCTCCTTTCCGATATTGTATGCAGCGCCAACATCTGTAAGCGGTACATAGTTGCCATTTACTATAAGCACATCACCGCCCTCCATCGAAGGAAGGTCTAAAAGGTGCCTACCCTCGTTCGGGGTGTATATCCCGTTTTGCACCGCGGATGTTATGCTCTGCATTTGTGTTTCCATATTTGCCCTAAGAAGGACCTTTTCATTGAACTTGTATACAAATCCTTTTGCTCTCTGCTCATCAGTCAAGCATTTATAATTGATTTCTTGCTCATACTGATTGAGTCTGTACATCATCGTATCTATCAAAAAGCTAAGCTGCTGCGACTCCGAATTAGAGTAACTTGACTTCTCATAGTTATTTATTTGATTTGGCTTTACTCCGAACGCTGCCGCAATCTGCAGTGCGCTATACTTCTTAAGCTCCATATACTGAGCGTCCGCAAGCGTGTAGGTAAGCGGTTCAAGCTTCATGCCGATTGGCAAAGCTACCACCTTGCCCGCATTTTCCGCACCTGTGAGAAGTTCGTTGTATTTCTTCTGTAATTGTGTCCTTAATTTTTCGTCAAGGTCGCCTGTGTACTGCAGTACGCTTGATGCAGTCAGACCGCTTTTATACAGCTTTTCAAGGTATCTTTGTGAGTATCCTGCGCCTTGTATGGTACTTTTCAGTATCTCTCTTACAGAAAGCCCCATGACGCCATCCCATGAAAGCCAATTTTTTATATGCAATACATCTTCTTGCCTGAATACAGCCGTCTCACCGTTTTGCGGATTGCTATATTGATAATACAGTCTTCCGCGGTCTCCAAACACGCCCGCATCGTCCATGTAGACCGTCACGCAATCGGATTTCATAATCCAATAAGCCTTCGTCTGTATCTTGCCTGTCTTTAAGCCTTTGCCGTAATCTCTTTGGATCCACGCGTAAGCATTGCCATAGTGCTGGCAATTTGCTTCCATTGCTGACCAAAATGTTGATGGTGTCATAACGCTGTTCGGCCTGTATAGAAGCACATCCATGGCATCGGCCCTCACTCTTCCGCCTGTCGCATCTTCTTTATATAGCTTCAGCGGCATCTTACCCATAGTCTCAGATAGAACCTTCAAGCAAGTGAAGTATGTCGTCTCCGCAAGCGCCTTCGGGGTCGTGATATCATCATCTATTCCAAGCCACTGCCGGAGCCGTTCGCTTGCTGTGTCCGCCGTCTCAGGTATAAAAAAGTTTTTCAAGCTGTTAAAAAATCCCATTTTAGCCCGTCATTCCTTTCAAAAAATTCTCCACATAATCGCTGTAGCT